TTGCGGAATCTCGCTGGCCAGGAGGTCGAACCGCTAGACCACATCGATAAGGTGACTGGCCTCCTGCGGGCCATAAAACCGGCCGCCCTGAAGGCGTCGAACCTAATTAAGGAAGGAGCGTAACAATGATCAAACAGCCTTATACCCAAATTCGCGTCGAGCGACTGACCACTCTCGACAGCTTGGGCGAGGGCCTGGCCGACATCAAGGCCCTCTTGGCGGCGAACCGAATCATCCTTGAATCCATGATGGATCTATTACGGGCGGCCGTAGCGCCGCCGGAAACGGAAGGACAGGCATGACCCCTGAAAGGCTTCAATATTTCGACACTGAACTTCAGGCAATTTGGCAGCAGAAACTAGACCCAACCGGCAACGCGGATAATGAAATTCGAGATCCGGCTGACCCGGTCAACAACATCGAACTAAAGCTGGGCCAACTGGAAACCAAGTTGTCCTGTGTCCATGACGCAGTTCACGCCTTGCTCGACCTTTTCACCGAAGTGTCTGCGGTTTAGCCGGATATAATTATCGACCTATAGACATTCTATATGAAACTGATATGATGCCCTCAATGACAGCCATTAGGTATATAAAAGGCAGCATGTCTCCTGAGCAGTTGCCCCCGACGCCTCGAAACGACGGGGGCATTACCTCTGTCTGGAACACCGACGAAACTACACAGATTATCAATCTCGACATCGCGCAGTTCAGGGCGTTCTTGAAGGCCCTGGCGAAACAAGCTGGCTTCATCGCCGATCTCGCCTCGCAACTCGGAGTCAGTCCCCAATTCATGGGAGATGTCATCGCGGGCCGAAAAAACGCCGGGCCGAAACTTTTAAGCAAGCTCGGGGTCAGGGTCGAGACGCGCTACGTCGTAACGGTAAGCCACGGAGAGGAGACAGAATGAGGCAGGCCCTCGCCCCCACGATCAGCGACGATAGCCGGACGCGCCTGATGCTCGCCATCGCCGTTCCTCAGACCGAGGGCGAAGTAAAGGGGCTCGTGGAGGTCGCTGCCGAGTTGGGAATCTCGACCGCGGACGTCGTCGCCTTACTCAACGATCCGAATTTCATGAAAGGAGTAAGGGCGCTTACGAAAGCTCAGGCGAACCTTGCCCTACACGGCGAGGGCATCAAGGGCCTGATTGATATTGCTCTGAACGGGAACGATCGGGAAAAGCTCACGGCTTTGAAACTTCTTGGCCAACTCACCGGGGACTTGAAGGCCGGCACTCAGGTCGAGGTGAAAATCACTTTCGACGACCTGCGCAAGCGCGAGAGCGACGACCCGCTAACAGGCCTATTCGACATCCGTAACGCGAACGTCATCGACGCGGAGGTGAGCGATGTTGATTGATCCGCAATTCCTCGCGAGGGCGAGCGCCGATCTCAAGCGGGTCGATGCTGAGGCCGCCAAATACGAAGCCGACCCTGAGGGCTACATCGAGCGCAACTTTACCGCTCTCTCCCAATGGGATTTCCCAGTCTACTGTGCGGCGAATGTTCGAATTACTACCAAAGATGGGCGCACCGTCCCGTTCAGATTCAACCGGGTTCAGAGGAAGCTATGGGAATGGTTTCTTGAGGACATCGCCAGCGGGCGGCCGGTGAGGGTCTTTTATCTGAAGGCCCGCCAGATGGGCGTCTCCACTTTTGTCCTCTGTTTGCTTCATTGGCTAACGTCCCTACGCCCCAGCCGGAACGCCCTCGTCCTCACACAGGACACCCCATCGGTCGAGAACTTCAACTCCCGGGTCCGGGCGATCCTGAGCGAAGGCCATCCACTACTGACGCCGCCGACGATCACCAACAAGCGGGATCTGATCCACTTCGCAAGCCCCACGGCGGAGCGCAAGAAAGGCGCGGGCGCCGGGCTCGACAGTCGGATGATTTTCATGCCGGCGAAACGTCCGGGCCTCGGTCGCAGCTATACTTTCCAATACGCCCTGTTGTCGGAGATCTGCTTCTGGCCAACGATGAAACCGGCGATCGATGTGGACGATAAATTGGGGGCGCTCAGACAGGCGTTACCCGAAGCCGCCGGGACGGCGATCTTCATGGAGTCTACTCCCAACGGCAAGAACCGGACGGAGGAGATCTGGAACGACGCAGTGAAAGGCGTCAACGGCATAAGAGCCGTGTTCCTGCCATGGGTGGCGCTGGATTCATACCGGCTCCCGCTGCGTGAAGGCGAAACTCTCGACCTTTGCGGCGCGGAAGAGATCGGCGGCCAGCAGACGCGATACGGGAACGAGGTCGAGGAGGCTCGGCTCGTTCGTGGCCAACTGAAGGAGTGGTATCCCGAAGAATTCGCCCGTGGTGGAGACGCCTGGCTCGATCGTGAAGTTCAGGCACGGCTCAACTGGCGTCGTTATTACATCGATACGGCCTGCCAAGGCGACAAGAAGCAGTTCCGCAAGGAATACCCGACGACCCCGGCGCACGGCTTCGAGGCCACGTCGAAGAATTGTTTCGACCTCGCAAGCCTCAACGCGCTGAGAAATCACGTCGCCGAGGAAGGGATTCAGCCGAAGCGATTCCGATACATTCACGATCCCGAAAACGAAAACGTCAACGAGAAATTCGCCGCTGATCCTTACGGCGAATTAGTCGTGTATGACCTGCCGACTCCTGGACAGCAATTCGTCCTAGCTGCTGACCCGGGCATGGGCATCGAAAACTCCGGCGATCCGTCAGCCGCGGTCGTCCTCGCCGTACCTGACCTGAAAGAGGTCGCCAGCTTCAACGCCATCTGCTCGCCCGATGTATTTGCTGAGATGTGCTACTACTTGGGCCGGCTCTACAACGACGCCCTCCTTGGCGTGGAGAACAACGAGCGCGGCGGATATGCGGCCAACCTCCGGCTCCATCGCGACCTCAAATATCCGAGACTGTTTTATCGGTTCGATTTTTACGACAAGAAGGCCGCCGGCCAGCCAGGGTTTGTCACTAAAGCGACCAATAAGGGCATTCTTGTTAGCGACCTTGCTCAGCTGATTCGCGAGCACGAAATCCTCGTTCGTACTCCTGAAGCCATCGAGCAGCTCGCCCATTATGTTGCGCTCGACAACGGCGAACTCTGCGGCGCGCCCGGATTCCACGACGACCTCGTCTCAGCCCTGATGATCGCCGTCCACCTCAGCACGAAGATTCATCAGTTTCCGCCACGGATCGAGGCCCCGGCCAAGGGGACCGCCGGCCACGCTTTTAAACGTCACGCCGAAAGGAATCGCCCGGGACTGTTCGGATTCAAATAAGAGAAGGGATAGAAGATGCCTCGAAAAAAGAGAACCTTAGCCACACCTCCACCGCCCTCGACGCCCGCCATTCGCAGGTCCGGGACTGTTAGAGCGAGCCTTGTTAGGGAGACCGGGAATGGGCGCGACGATGGACATATTTGGCTCAGCCGCCTGAATAAGACCGCCCGTCTCCGCGAAGAAATGCAAAACGGCGCGAAGGACTGGCTCCGATATTACAAGTGGTTCGAAGGCGAGCAATGGATGGAGCGCGGGATGGAAGGCCACGGCCTCGCGAGCGATAACGCGCGCAACACCGCGACGGTTAACATCAGCGGCTCGATCGCGCTCAGCTACTGTCCATTCCTGATCAATAACGAGATCGCTTTCAAGCTGAAAGCCCGCAAGCCCGCTGATGCAGTAAGCGCTGAGATCCAGGAGTCTCTCCTCAATTACGAATGGGGTGAGCGCGGGATGACCGAAGAGGTCAAGAAGATTGTTCAGGATGTAGTTGTGATCGGGCACGGGATTGGAAAAACGGGATATTGTGTAGAAGTGGATGAGGCCCGGCGCAAAGGCGACGGCGAGATTGAGTACCGCGACTACATCCGCAAGGATGCCGCCTATATCGAGCGTGTCGATCCGCTCAATTTCTTCTTCGACCTCTCGGCCAAGGACGGCTCCCTCAAAACCGCCCGCTGGTGCGCCGAGCGTTTCCATGTCGCCTACGAAGACGTGATGGCGAACGACAAATACGATCAGGAAGTCTTGGAACTGATCTCTGCCGGAACTTACGCCCTTGAAACCCGCGTCGGATTCGAGGGCGTTGCCGGCAACGATCCGTTCTGGGGGCAGAAGCTAACTACCGCGGTTCCCGAGGACAGTCTCGTAGCGCTCTACGACGTGTGGGACAAGAAGTTTCGCAAGCATTACGTCTACGCCGAAAACGTCCCTTGGCCTCTGCTCGAAGAGTCATGGCCTTATGACTACCTTGACGGCTTTCCGTATGTGAAGATCGACTTCATTCCCGTACCCAACAAACCTTATGGAATGGGCGTCCTGCGCCAGGCCGAAGATCAGCAAATGCAGATCAATCGCATCCGCACGGCTCAATTCCTTCACATCCGATCGCATAATCGGAAGTTCATCGCGATCAACGGCGCTGTGGCCCCGGAACAGATCACGGACTTTACAGACCTGCCCGACGGCGCGGTCATCGCAGCGGACAGACCGGACGCCATCGCGCCTATCCCGGACGCTCCGATGTCCCAGGATTTCCAACTGATCGAAGCCAGGATCGCCTCCGATATTGAGCAGTTGACCGGGGCCGATGCTTTACTCCAGGGCCGAGCGCTACCATCGCGTACCACCGCAGGCGAGGTCTCCGCCCGCGTAAACATTCTTCGACTCAAGGCAGACGACCGAGTAGCCGCCGTTGAACGGGGCGTTACCGACTTGGCCACTCAGGTCCTCCATCACCTCAAGGCGAACCGCACGATCCCGGCCGTAATTGAGATCGTCGGCGCTCAGGGGGCTTATTGGAAGGAATACACCTCGGACGAGATCCAGGCCGACGTTGACGTTTCGGTCGAATACTTCGCCGCTCCCAAGTTCGACCCGGCGCTCGACCGCCAGCAGCGCCTTCAGATTCTCCAGCTCGGTGTTCAGGCCCTCCCCGCGATGCAGCAAGCCGGCGCGGCCGACGCGATCGACGTCCCGGCGTTGTTTGGGTGGGTACTCGATTCATTCGACATTAAGGATGCTGGAAGGTTCTTCAAGCCAGCTCTAGCACCTCGGCCGCCTTTGGAGGAACAGCCACCGAGCGCGGGGGCAGGGCTTCCGCCGTCGCTCGCGGGCCAATCCGCCCCAGCCCCGCTTCCACAGCAGCCAACTAACGGCGGCGAGCCAAGCGAAGGATTTTCGATGGAAGATTTGATGCAATCCCTCAGGGGCCAAGTT